CCTACGAGACCTTCATCACGGGAGAACCCCAGATGCTGCAACTTACTGATAACGCGACCTCTAAGGTCAAAGAAATTATGACGCAACAGAATCCCGCTCCGTCGGCATTGCGAGTCGCCGTCGTAGGCGGCGGGTGCTCCGGGTTCAGCTACCATATGGCCTTCGATAATCAGGAAAACCCAGCCGATAACGTGTATCAATTCGACGGTGTAAAGGTTCTGGTCGACCAGATGAGTGAAATGTATTTGGACGGCGTGCAAATCGATTACATCGAAACGCTTGAGGGTGCGGGATTTAAATTCAATAACCCCAACGTGAAAAGCACGTGCGGCTGTGGCAGCTCTTTCAGCGTCTGACAACCTCTTATTTAATGCCATGGGGCTCCCGAGGCAGCTTTCGGGGGCCCCATTTTTTTGCTGGCCAGCGATGTAGCCGGTAAGATTACACGTCACGCTAGCGCCTTCTCTCGTGAAGCCCTGGGGTAATATCAACACTGCGGGATATTGCTTCAGGAGCGTTAGGAGAATCGATGACACACCGAATTTTGTTGATTGCTTTTGTCGGGGTCGGACTCTTAGTTCATGCGCAAAACAAATCCTCCGGTCAAACGGCGGCACCCACTGCGGGCGATCCTACTCCGAGCGCCGCATCAGCTGTTGAGAAACGCGTCGAAGGGTTTTTGAGAAATGTATACGCGTGGGGCTCAGACTTCGAGGTGAAAGTCGGACCGGTGAAGCCTGCGCCGGCCAGCGGCTTCTATGAAGTCCCCGTAAGCGTAGGCACAAATGGTCAGTCCGATTCTGCGATCGTGTATGTGTCGAAAGACGGTCGTTACATGTTCCGAGGAGAAATCCAGGACATGAACAGTGACCCTCTGGCCGCGACACGCCAGCAGCTACATCTCGACGGATTCGCCTCTAAGGGGCCGACAGATGCAAGGATTGTCCTTGTTGAGTTTGCAGATTTTGAATGCCCGGTTTGCCGCCAACTGGATGTGATCCTACGTCCCTTGCTACAAAAATCTCCGGGAGTTCGGCTGGTTTTCAAAGATTTTCCCATTGAACAACTGCATCCCTGGGCGATGACAGCCGCACTGGCGGGGAGGTGTGTCCTACAAACAAGCTCCGAGGCATTCTGGAAGTTTCACGACGCGGTCTACGATAGCCAGGACCTCATTTCGCCTGAAAATGCCTACAACAAACTCAAGGACATTGCGGAAGCTTCCGGCGTCAAGGATGAACAATTTCAAACCTGCATGGCTGATCCCAAAACGGCGGACGCTGTGCACAGAAGCGTAGATGAGGGCCGCTCTCTACAAATTTCAGCCACGCCGACCACATTCGTCAACGGTCGACGCTTAATCGGCCCGGATGAGCAATCATTACAGCAGTTCATCCAATTCGACAGCAGAACGGTCCACTGACATTGCCATCAGCGCATTGCAACATAATATACATTATCTTCTCATGCTTGTCAATAGGGAATGTGGGTGATTGGGTGTGTGCGGAGGACATACGGTTGATCACTTGGTTGATGGTGGGCAGGGAGGGCTGCCTGGGGACAACGTCGCCGCGACTGGCAAAGTCTTCCGAGCAGGCCGCGCTGATGCCGGATACGCTCGAGCGCGCGGTGGCCGATGGGGAGATCAAATTCGCTGATCAGACGACGGGCACGGCAAGTGGGCAGCGTTTTGCGGAACTCGAGCAGTTGCGCTTCCCTCTCGGGTAGAGGTGCGAGGATTAGCGGCGGGCAGCTGCGGCCGCTGTGGCGCCTATGGCGGCACCGATGGCCAGCCATTTGGCTCCTCGTTTCATGCGGAGCCACAAGGTTCCGCCTTTGGCGGCCTTTACGGCGGCGTCGCGCTCGGTTGCGAGGGCTGCTTCTTTCGTGCGCTCGTCGGCCAGGTCGCCTTGCGCGGTGCTGAGCTTTGCCTGGCAGGCGCGGCAATCCTGCAGGTAATCGTAGAGCGGCTTAAGGTCGGTTTGGGGGATGCTCGCGGCGGCGTCTGGCGTGGGCTGTGCCGCAGTGGGCGCGAGCAAGGCCAGTAAAATCGGGTCGGGCAGCGCGGGCAGGAGTTGCGGAAGTTGCGCGACGATTTCGGCGTGCGTCTGGATTTTGCGTTTGGCGGCCGCGATGCCCGTCAGCGTTTTGGCCAGTGCTGCGTCGCGCTGTTGCTGGCGGCTGGTGGCTTGCTCGAGCAGCTGCTTTTGCGCGCTCAATGTGGCGGCAAGTTGCACGGCGTTGTCATGCGACACGAGCCAGGAGCGCGCACCGATCCACCCCCCGGCCATGATTGCGACTGCAGCGCCAGCGAGAAGCACCGGGGGGGTGCGACGCAGGATAGTTGCGAATGAGAACATTTCGTGTTCCTTTCGGGATACGGGCACGGGGATTCGTTATGGCGCGCGCGAGCAAGCGATGCGATGTGACGGCGATTGAAGCGGCGCTGGGCGCGCGGCCCAGACGTTTGCCCCGTTCGCAGCTTGATGAGAAAACCTCGGGTCGCCACCTGAATCGACGGGTGACCCGAGCTACAAATGCGCGCTCGTTCCCCCGCTTTAACAGGTTCGCGGCGCCGGCGCGGTTGAATTCAGTCTCGCTTGGTATCTGGGGAAAAAGCCATCTGAATCTACGGACGTCTCGAGCTACAAATGTGCAGCGAAGGCCGGCAGAGGCGAGCTGCCAGCGCGGAGGCCTCGGGAACAAGCTTGTTGCGGAATCGTAGGCGGCTACAATCGCGGTGGCGAATGGCGTCGAGGTGCAGCCACTCGCGGGGAACGGTGACCGGACGGGCCACTGGCGACGGGGATGGGCAGCGGGTAGCGTCGTAATTCCCTTTTCGCTTTAGTCCATGTCGAGGGCTTCGGCGGCGGCGCGGCCGGTCAGATAAAGTGGCTGAAGCGATGGCGGCCGCAAAGGGAACTCGACGCCACGCAGGCGTGTTGAACAACCTACGCAGACTGAGCGGCCGGCCTTCTCGATCGTGGCGCGCCGCAGACACAGGTTAGAGAAAAAACATGGTGGCGCGGCAAAGGCCTGGGGCGCTGTGTGGCTGCGAACTGACATGGTGCGGCCTCCTGGGATGAGCATTGGGTTTGTGAAGATTCGAGCCGAAATGGATCGCCTGCAATGTGCGATCGAAGCGAACAGCCTCTTTTCCCCATGAGGAAGAGACTAGGGTCTCCATCGTAAAGCGACGGAAGACCCGAGCTATCAATGCGGAACCGGCGCACTGGCTTGCAGCACGATGGGGCGTCATCGAGCCGCGTAATGAGTGACACGAGCGAGGACCGCAGCGGGATAATCGGGATTACCGCCGCCATTCCATAAGGCGAGGGCCCGCTCGACGCGGCCCTCGGCCACTGCCAGTTTGGCCGCCAAGACGCGGCAGCCGATATCGACTGCGGTCGCGGGTTCGCAAAGTGCGGCAAGCGATGCGCCGGTGAAGCCGTGCTCGCGCGCGACTTGCCCCATCACTTGCATCAATCCCCATGAAAATGCGCGCGCGTGCGCCTCGGTGGCGGAGGCGATCGCCCCAGTGGCCATCCGAGGGGCAATGTATTTTGCGTAAAAGGAGGGCTCGTAGCGCAGCGCCCAGGGGTTCCAGGCAGATTCCTGCTCGATTATGGCGCAGACGAGGTCGGGCCAGAGTGCATGCACGCGGGCCGCTTCCTGCGCAAGCGAAACGTACTGGGGAGGTGGGGTCAAGGCTGCAAGGCCCGTGCGCTAGCGAGCGTGCCAATCCGTATTTTTGTCGTGGCAGTCGCGATCGGGAAGATCCAGGGAACGCAGGTCTTCGAGCGTGATGCCCAGGCGAGCGGCAATAAGGTTCAGCGCGTGGTACAGGTGCGGCAGGTGAACGCGCGCCAGGTCATGGACGAACGCACGCTCGACTTCCGCGGTACGCATGCGGCGGTGCAGCCAACGCACAAAAATGCAAAATTGCGTGAGCAGTGTAAAAGCAACGATCAGCCAATACGGATTCATACGCCTCGCGTAACTCTGATTGCGCGGGCTCCAAGTAGAGCCCGCACCCGAGCTTTGCCGTCGCCAACCAAATCGCACCTGCAAATTCAGCTGCCGCGCCTTTGTAAGGCCGGAAGCCCGTTTAGTGGATTTGTCGGGGAATCCCAGTTTTGTAGTCGAGCACGCCCTGCGCTTCGGACTGAGCTGCGCCGCGGCCGGTGAATCAGATTCGCGCTGTGTAATGTGCCGCTAACGTAATGCGCCAACACCAGCGCGCGGCGACCACGCTTTATGGCCCGGGGCTATTCGTTCAGTATGAACGCCGGAAAAACGTGCCGAAGAGCCCCGCGGGCTACAGCAATTTGCCAAGCGTGCCGCCTAGCGAATTGAGGAACGACGAACCGAAGGTGGGCGTCTTGGCCACATTCGCGCTCACGTTGAGAAGCTCCGACGGAATGCCAAGCGTGCGGCCGAGAAGCGAGCTATTCACGCCGTAGAGGCCGGAGAGGCCTTGCAGTGCGGTGAGCTGGTCCTGCTTGGACTGGCCGGCGAAGGCGAGCTGATTTTGCTGAGCGAGACTCGAAGTCTGCTGCCCCTGCTGTCGGGCGATTGCGTCAAGCATGTCTCCGTAGCCAGCGGAATTATTGGTGCGCGCCAGGCGATTAGCCGCACTGGAGGCTAGCGCGGCGAACGTGCTGGCGAGCGCGCCCATGGATTGGCCGTTAATGGCGGTCTGCTGCGCGGGCGTGTAGCCGGGATTCGCGAGTAGATTCTGATAGCCGGCGGCGGCGGTGTTTTGCAAGGACTGGCTCTGTCCGTAAAGCTGCTGGTTCATGGCGTTCTGTGAAGCGAGCTGCTGGTCGGTCAATTGCATTGTCTGCTGTTGAGCTCCGCGTCCCATGTTTCCTCCTCGGTGCTATTCCCTGCTGGCAACTGCTGCGAATACGTTTTCGAAAATATGATTGGCGATCCGTGGTCTGTGTCTTCACAAATCGGTGGTGCCGCCTTCTGGCGCGCGAACGCGTTTGCCGAGCGCTATACCAGCCGCGTGTAGCAAGTCCACGGGTCGCGGCGCCAGCCAAGCGAGGCGAGCCGGCGTCCAAACGCGCGCGCGATCGGTGGCGGAACAAAGGCCTGCACATCGCGCAGTCCGTGGGCCGCGGCGTCGCGACGGGTCGACTCGTGCAGTGCGGCCAGCCATTGCCAGCGCTCGCGCGGCGCGCCCTCCGCCGGATCGGCGAGCAGATACGCTTCGGCGGTAAGCCGCAGCAGCGCGGCCATGCGCGGCCGCCCGGCGTCTTCGACCACCTGGCGCACCAAGAACAACGGGTCTGCGAGATCGGGAAACGCATATGCAAAACCCTGCGCGGCATGCATCGCGCGCAAGGCGTCGAGATCGGCGTCGGTGTAGGCGCGCACGTTCATGAAGCGAGTCGCGTCGCGAAGACTTTGTCGCTGGCGAGGCCGGCGCGCGAGGCAGTGCTCACGACGGGGCGGCTCACTATAGGAGGTTGCCGATCGACAGCGTCTGATCGACGCCGAATCCGCTGCCGCCCTGTTGCGCGCCGGCAGTGCCGCTGCCCGATGACGGCTGCAGTGGCGGCCCGGCCAAGCCGCCTCCGGTGACCGCTACCGGAGGAGCGCCGAAGGCCACAGGCGGCGACGGCACCGAGCCGATGTACTGGCTATACGCGCGCCAATAGAGCGTCTGGTTGCCGATGGAGACGCGCAAATTGCGCGAGCTGCCCAGAAAATAAACGTGTGGGGCGATGAAGGCCGGCGTCGTGTCAGATTCGGCGAAATAAAAAATGCCGCGGCGAACCGGCGAGTTGTCGGTGAGCGCGATATCGAAGATGCCGTCCGCCGCGGCGACGGAAAGCGCGCCGATCGGGGCGGGCGCGGCAATCGAACCCGCGGGATCGACTCCCGTCGCGCGTCCCAGCGAATTCACCGCGCCTACGACTTGCTGGAGCGATTCGTAGAGATACGGATCGCGGCCCTTGATTTGCGCGAGCTGTGGAATGGTCAGCATGGCTTCAGTATTACCTCGAAGTAGCAGTGTCCAGTTTTGGCGCAACGCAATTAAGAGCGAGAGAAAGCCTGAGGTCGCCCACGTTCTAACTGTTTCCAATCTTTAACGCGCGGATCTGCGGGCGGGCCTGATCGCAACTGCTCGGGCCGCGTACTAATTTCCTCCACGGACTGGCGACCACGGATCTTGCTTGAGCGAAGGCACCAGGCGCGACAACTGGAACCAGGCCCCCGGCTGGTTGGTACCTACTTGGAATGCCGCCCGCTCGGCGCGCACGTTGATCGGCAGCTCGAGATCTTTCGGCGCTGGCGAGCTCAATGGCAGCGGCGCGAGCACTGTGGCGAAGGTCTCATTGTCGGCAAAGACGCTGAGGTTCAAATTCCCTGCCCCTTGGACGTTGCACGTCAGGTAAACAAAAAGTTTGCGATGCGATTGCAGCTGGAATTGCTGTTCCTCATCGACGCTAGGCACAAAATAGGTGGTGTAGTAGCCGGCGATCGAGGCGCCATCGTCGGAAAGTTGCGCGTCGCTCAGCTCGTAAATCTTGCCGTTGCCCGCTCCGCCGGCGCCTCCATTGCCCAGAAATAACTGCGCGGTGCCGTCGGAGCGCTCGGCGAGGGTAGCGCAATTTGCGGCCATAATCCACGGCGCCCATTTGCGGCAGCGTCCCGCGGACATAAACCGCCCGGTATAGGCGCTCGCGTGCAGCGAGCTGAGCGTGGCGATTTCGCTCGCGCTGCCGAGCCCGCGATAATCGAGCGCCAGGACGCGATTGGGCTGGGTCGCGGGCGCGATGGGCACGCCCACCAGGATGCGCTTGGCGCGCGTATCGACGCGCACCCAGAGCGTTTCTCCCGCAGCCCAATTGATCTGATCCCACAGCGGTTGAATTTCCTGCGAAATTTTTACGGGCTCGCCGCCGTCAAAAATGTACAGGCCGGAGCGGTCGGCAATCACCGCCCAATCCTCGCCCACGTCGGCGCCGTGCACCGAAAATGTGCCCACAGTGCGCGACACTTCGTTCAGCGTCCAGTGGGCGGGCTCGTTCACCCCGTCGTCCTGAGTCGCGTGGATGGAGTGCTCCTTGACGAAGTAGAGCAGTCCGCGCAGCACGAAGGCGGCGCGCACCGCCTGTCCGTTATTCGCGGCCACCGCCAAAAGGCCGGTGACCCCGTCGTAGCTTTCCGGATCCTCGGGAAAGCTGGCGCGCACCAGGCTCGAGTTATACGGCAGAGCGGTGGGAAAAATTTCGACGTTGTCGATCGTGAAGCCGCCCGCGGCGGTGGGCGTGCCGCCAGCGTAAACGCGAAGCAACAGGTCGCTAGGAATGGCGGTAAGCGGCGCCGTAAGCGCGCCAATATATTCAGCAAAGCCGCTTTGCGCGTTCACTTGCGCGGCGGTGACTTGCAGGCCTGCGGTCTGCAATCCCGTGGAGGCGCTATATAACTCGATATGCAGCGTGCCCTGCGCGAGCGCCGCGTAGGCCCGCACGCGGGCGCGCACAGAATATCCGGTGTTCGGCGAAATGCGCGGCACGCCATCGGGATCGGTCGCGGCGGGCTGCGTGATCATGCCGCGAATCGCGGTGACGCCATCGCCGATGATGTCGTAGCAGGCGCCGGCAATCGGGCTCGCATCGCGCAGGCCGCCCAGACCGCTGGTCAAGTCGGTGATCCAGCCGAGCGGTGTGTTGCCGCTCCAGCCACCGTCGAAGCTGAGGTTCGCGAAATTGTTCAGCTTGTTGCGCTCGCCCCACCAAAACAGGCGCGAGGAGTAACCGATGACGCCGGCACACTCACCTAGTTCGACCAGGTTAAACAGCGAATCGGCGGGCGAGCCCGCGAGCAGCACGGTGTCGGAGAAATCGAGGGTCACGCTGGTAGTGGAGTTGTCGCCAATCACCATGCTGGGCGTGTTGGACAGCCCCGTGGTGTAGAAGAACGAATCGCCGCCTGACGCGGTGAAAGCCACTACGCGCGCGACCACGTTCTGGTCGCCCGACGCCAGCGGAATGCCGCCGATCGTTACCCGGCGCCCCCCCGCCGCGTTCCACGCGACCGGCGGCGACGGCTGCGTCAAATAGCCTTGCCGCGTCTTGAAGAACACCGCGACCTGGTGCACGCCCGCGGAAACTTGCGGCGTGAGCGTTGCCGTGCCAGCTCCGGAAGCGCTCGCGGCGCCGCTCTGCAAATACGTGAGGCTGGATGGCGACGGAACCGCGGCGATCACGAAGACGCCGTTGAACGACGCATCGGTAACGCCGGCGATGGTCACTGTCTGGCCGGCCGCGTACCCGTGCGCGGAAGTCGTGGTGATGGTGGCTACTGCGTTCGCGCGCACCGCCCCGGAGGGCGCCGCCGCGATGGCCAGGGCGGGCTCCGCTGCGGCATCGCCAACGAAAGCGGGTCCCGCTCCCGGCCCCACCTGGCTGACGCGATCGAAATTCGTGCCGTCGTATTGCCGCGGAATATCGACGCCAGATTTTCCGTCGGAGATGGCGATATATTCGCGCCCAAACAGTGTGGCGGATTTCGCGCGCGTGTTCGACGCCAGGCCCGTGGCCACCGGCGACAGGCTTCCGGGCGAAGCCTCGCCCCACAGTGTGCCCGCGGAGTCCAGCGCCAGCAGCGTTTGCGCCAGGTTCGGCTGGATGTACGTCTTCAGATAATTGATGGTTGGTTGGCCCGCTATCGGCGCAAACATTGAGACCAGGCCCGGCCTGGTTTTCACCGCGCCCGCGATAAAGGCGACGTCGGCGCAATCGGGCGACACGCCCGGCGGCAGATCGCACGGCGCCATATCCGTAACCAGACCGCCAAAAAGATCGAGCGGAGCATCCGCTGTGCCCAGGACCGTCATATTCCTGCCTTCAGTGAGATTTTTAACGACATCAATGTGCTTGCTAAAGTGTGTCGGTATGCCGTGATCGAGCTATGCCGCTCTTTTAGTAGCGCAGGCATTCCTGCCTGCGCCCTCACTGGGGTGCGCGATATGTGTGAATTACCGCGCGAGTTTGTCGCTTTCGTAGCTCGGGTCGTCCCGGCTCCCTTTGCCGGGCGACCCGAGGCCTTTCGCGTGGATCACACCTACAGGCGTATCCGTCAAATCCAGAGGGAAAAGCCTCAGGTCTCCCGCGGTGCGCATTGATTGCTGAAATCACGATGCCGAGCTGCGGGACGACCTGAGCTACAGCTACTCCGTGCACGGTTTCCGCCGATGCCGACAGCGAGCACCAGGAGGAGTGCCCGTGCTAGGAAAACCGGCGAGGCCGCGCTTCAGCCGCTGTTAGCGTTAGCAATTGCGCGAGGTGTAAGGCCGCCGCCGACGTGCGCTCTGCTGTTCGCGCTGGGTGGCGCGCACGAGCAGATCCTCGAGCGCGTCGGCGCCGGCCTCGTCCCAACGCGCGGCTTGCGGAGCCCCGCGGGCGGCCGAAGCCATGGCCGCGGTGAAAAACGCGATCGCCTCCTGCGCGTTGCGGACGAGCACGGGGCTCGTCGCGTCGGTGAGGTCGGGCAAAGCTTTTTCGTAGCGCAGGCGTATCTGCGTGTCCTGCGTGGCGCCGAGAAAATACAAACCGTCGGCGCGCCACTCCCAGTAGACCAGGCTCGCGTCCTGCGGCAGCGAAGGAAGCCCGCCGTGCGCGGTGAGGTCGAGCATCTCCAGGAAGTCGTCGGTCGATCCGCTGGGCCGCTCCCACAATTTCAGCGGTACCAGCAAATCGGTGGGCAGTTGGTTGGGAGGCGCGGTCGCATCGGTGATCGAGACTTGCAGCGACGCATCCACTCCGCTTACTGCCGTCACCACTAGGAGCGCGTCGTCGCTCAAAAATGTTCCTGACTGCACGCTCGCGAGCGCGCGCTGCACCTTGCGATACGCGGAGTTGGCGTAGGGCAGCAGCACGCCGTCGGTAAACAAATTGCCAGCCGCATCGTTCAGCAGCGCGCGCACCAGCGAGGTGATTTGTCCCGCGGTGTTATACGCGGATGTTCCGACAACCGGCATTATTCCCTCCCCTGCCGCAATGGGCCGGCTTCATGGGCCACCCCGAACGTTTGCCGCATCGCTCGCTCCGATGTCGTAGTCATACTCCGCCAGGCGGTCACGCTAACGTTGTCCGTGCGACCGCCCAAATGGTCGGCGCTAATGGCTGGCGCTAATGTTCCAACACGCGCCCGCCCGCACGATCGTCCTGGCGGTCGTCTGCGTGGTCCATGCGGCCGCGGTTGTCGGCATGATTACCGCGGTCGTCGCCCGCGCCGCCGGCGCTTCCGCCGGGTCGCCGGTCATTCTGGCGTTCGGGCTGCCGTTCGGCGTGCTGCCACGCGCCACCGTCGGAGTCGCCCCAGCCCGGATCGCACGGCAGCGGCGATTGCTTCAAATAGGCCGCGACGCCGATGATCGCGCTCATTATCGAGCTCACGCCCGCGAGCGAAAGTGTGTGCCCAAACCCGGCCGCCAGATTGAAATGCGAGGGGTCAATCCCGATCGCGGCGAACCCGGTAATCGCGCCATTCGCTCCGCCGGAGATCACCGCGGCCGCCATTCCGCGCAGCCAAATTTCCGCCTTTGCCATGCATCCCCTGTGTATTTCTAGGTGCGCAGTCGGTGTGTGTGCGTTGCGGCGTGGTCAGGTATGCGTATCGCCGAATTGGTAAGCGCAAGTCTTCCGCGTGCCGTATCGGCAAGCTCAGGTGTTCGCGCGGCTCCGCGTATTTAGTTGCTGCGCAACGCGAAATTTACTGAATCACGCGCGCCTGCCATGCCACCGCGCTAGGCGTAATGCTTCCGGCGCTGGGATTGCACACGCGCACGCTCACGGTGTTCGCCGCACTCACCCAGGCCGACCACGAAAGATTCACGCTGCCCAAGCTTGCCGTGGGACTCGCACTCGCAACGCCGGTGCCGGCCGCGCCGGCTACGGTAACGCTTTGTTCCTGGCAGGTCTGGGCCGCAATCGCCGTGTACGTAAGCGTCGCACTCGCCGCCAGCGGCCAGTTCGCGGCCGATATTTTACCGGCAGCTTGCAAGTCTCCCGCTACGCCGCCCACGGGAATCATACCAATGCCAAACGGCCCGCCCTTACCAACCCAACCAGGACCGTTGGGATTTAATTGATCGGTCGCCGCGACGGTCGTCGGGTCGTACTCCATCTGGGTCGGCCTGAACCCTGTAAATCCGCCTGCGCTCGTCCCTACATCGACAAAAGGAAATGCACCCGGAGCAACCACGAACGAAGTCAGATCGCTGGCAATTAAATCATCCTCAATAGGGCCGCCAATGCGGCGATAGATGAGGTAGTTCGCGACTCCGGGCACGGAGTACGGCAAGGCGAGCGATGCTGACGCGGTCGGGCCGGTGAGTGTCGAGCAAATATCGCCACTCGGAAATCCGTCCTTGCCCAAACTATCCCGAACCACGATCATCCAGCAGACCAGACCCGAAGCGAACGACCCGCCACTGGAAGACGGGGTGATATTCAAAGACGGAGGGCCAATCGGAATCTTCATCCCGCCGCCGAATGCCGCGCTGGGGTTGTCGGAGTAGGTAGTTAGTCCACCGTGTTTATTGATGTTAAGCCAGTTGTTACCGTATCCATAAATGCCAAAGGGACAGTAGGCGGCAACGCAGCCAATATCGACAACGCCGTCAAACAGGTGCGGCCCTTCGGTATTGGTGCCGGGTGGCTGGCGATAGATGGGCCCGACCGGGCCTGGATTTACGATCAAGCTCGAATAGAAGGTGTGCACGCCGGGGATGCCAGTGAGCTGCACGACGGGCGTAGGCAGGCCGCCCGCATTGTCCGCTGTAATCGGCTCGTACAAATCCCATGCGCCGTAGCCGCCGCCGGTGATGTCCAAGCAAAACATGCAATCCGATCCACCTTCATAGAGTTGCAGTTGCGAGTGGACGAAGGTGGAATCACCCCCACCGGGACACAGGTGGCTGTCGAAAGTAAGGCCCTTCGCGTCCATGAAGGTGCGATCGAACAGCATGATGCGCGGCGGATCGCAGCCCGCGCCGCCCGGATCGCTGATGAATTTCATCGCTGGCGCGCCGGTGGGCCACGCGGAATTACCCTCGAATCCGCCACGCTCGAAGTAGTACCCAAATCCGTTAGTGCCCTGGAAGGGGAGGCCTGAATTGTTGTTGGTCTGCGACCAAATATCCCGGAACACCATGTTCGCGCTCTTGTTCATCGCGATCTGCGTGCCCGAGCCGTAGAACGCGAGCCCTGACATCACTCCATTGAATCCCGAGCTATTCTCGAGGCTGAGCACCGGACTGAAAGCGTTGGTGCTGATAAGGCACCCGGCGGCATTGTTGAAAGGAATTCCGGCTGGCCCGTTCAAGTAAGGCTCGTGGCAGGTTAGGCTGTAGCCCGAGGGCATGTGCATCGTGGCCGTGGGATTGAATCGCCCGCCCAGAGCAATGTTGATGCCGTGGCTCGGGCCGGTGAATGTGAGCGCGCCCCTGCAGTTGTCAGGAACAAGCGCCGTGCCGCCGGTGCTCAGCATCCCCGAAATGGTTGTGTTCAGCGGCGAGCTGTCATCATTCGAGCCGTTGCACACAGCTCCCGTGGCGCGCACGTCGGTCCACGGCACTTTAGAACCGGCAATTACATCCTGGTTGAACGTTTGCGCCGCAGACCAGGTGTTGGCCTGCCCGGTGGAAGGCACCGCGGCGCCTCCGACGGTCAGCGCGCCGGTAACCGCGGTGCTTCCCGTGACCGTCAGATTGCCGCTGAGTGAAAGTGAAAACGCGTTGATGCCGCTCGTGGTCGTCAGTGAAGTAAACGTCGGCGCACTCGGATCGTTCGGCAAAATCACGTTGGGCAGTTGCTTGGTCGTAATGCCCGGGCCGTTGATCTCGATCATGTAGCGCCCCGGCGGGGCATAAAACGAATAATTTCCCATCCCGTCGGTGGTCGTGGGATTCGCCAGAGCCTGCGTCAGCGCCGCGTCGGAATAAATATTTGCGAGCGGCGCGCACGGCTGTCCGGTAGCTGCAGCGGTGCAGACGCGCACCGCAGCTCCCGCCATGGGCCGCCCCTGCGCGTTGAACACTACGTCATCTTTGCGCGAGCCCTGCGCCTGCGAAGGCAACGCGCTCCATGGCGCGAGGCTCGCCACCGCGGCGCATATCGCCAGGCCGCACCACGTCCGCCGCACGGCTCGAAGACGCATCGCATGTCGCCCCGTCGCCTGTTGCCGCGCCGCGTGCCCGCGCGTTGCGTGTTGCCGTGCAGCCGCCGGCCGCGGTCCGCACGCGACGCTGCCACGCGAACAAGATCCCGCACGGCTGCCGCGTATGAGATTGCGCCCGAAGACGCACGTAATCATCCGCATCGCAGTTTGCATCAGAGTCCTCATCGTATTCCGCTCCCATGCGGTATGCTGCCGCACCCGTTCGATGCCGGGCGCTATCTTCAAGTTTGTCGTTCGCTCCTGAATCGTGATGTCTTGGTAGCAGAGGCCCTCGTGCCTGTGCGCTTTACGCCCAATTAAAATGCTCGACAAAATGCTCGATAAGCCGCGCAATTACCTGCCGCAAGAAGATGCGGAAATAGAATCCGATAAGCCGCTGCCAACCACCCGCCGCCTAGCGGGGCGCCGTGCCACCCGCGATAGTCCACCAAGCGTGCGCGAGGAACGCTCAACCGCGTGCCGCAGCGCGCACGTCTCAGCCGCGCACAGGCCCCGCCGCGGTAACCGGCCGGTGTGCTTCCCTGTTCGTAGTCGGCGTGCCACTGGTCGGGGGTGCGCCGCTGGTTGCAGTCGCCGCTGGCCCGATCGGCGCGGCCGGCGGTATCAATCCCAGCGCGGCCGCTTTGGCGCGATCGAGAATCGCGCCGCAATTCTTGCACACGGCAAAGCCGGGCTTGATCTTCTCGCCGCAACCCGGGCACTCCACCGTCTCACGCGGTTGGTAGAACCACTCCTTCTCCACGCCCAGGTAGAGCGCGGCGCGCCGTTCCACATCGTTAATGAAGAGGTAGGAATGGGAACGCTCCCACTCGCGATCGGCTGCCGCCACCAGCCGCCGGTAAAACGCGGCCAGTCGTTCGCGCGATTCCGCCAGCTCATCGTCGGTGGGCTTTTCGCCCGCGGCCACGAACACGCCAAAGTAGCTGTCGTCACCGCCGTCGGCATTGATCTCGCGGCAAAGGTCACGCGCCACTTCGGCGGCCGTGATGGGCACTTCGAGCGTGCGCTTATCCCCCAGATCCATCACCGCGATGCGCGCGCTTACGCGCGTCAGGGCGTAGGGAGCGTCGTGCATGCGCGGCATCGTGCGCGGGCCGTTCGTATTTTGCGCCGCCACCGGCGCGCCCGCACTATGCGGGACCCCCGCCTGCCTGACGGGCGCGTCCGCGCAGCCGCGCACGGTGAATGTGCCGTAGCTGCGATGCAGCGTCCAGCTCTGCGCCGTAAGATTTACGATTATTGCTGTGGCATCCGCCATCTGTAGTTTCGCCTCGCGCTTTGGGATTTGGCTGGCTTGTGAAATCTAACGTTCGCCGCCCGCCGTCACATCATCGAAACGTTCACGCCACTGAAACAAACGAGTGCCCGTCAAACGCCGTGTCCAAGCTGAGCGCGTCCGACGCCCAGGCGTCGTACGCACGCTCGCCCTCACGCTCGCGTTCGTCGATGGCCGCGCGCCGCTGTGTCGCGCCGGCGTGCCGCCCGCGCTCGATCGCCTGCGCCACGTATTCCGCCACAGTCTGCGTGAGCTGCACGAATTCCCCTCCCGGCCCCGCCAGCGTGAAGCAATGCTCGTATTCGCCGCGCTCGGGATACGGTCCCAGTGCCGGCACGCTCACGCCGTTCGCGCGCTCGACCGTCTGCGCGTACCACTCCCGCGGCGATCCATACGCCTCGGGAGCGACCCAGCGCTCGAGGTGCCAGCGGTCGTGCGGCGTGTATTTCGGCTCGCGCCGCAGCGCCACAACTTCGCGCACCAGTTCCCCGCCTGCGCCGCGGTCTTCCCACTTGCCGCCAATCCACCCCAGCCGCGACCATCCCCACACCGCGCGGTAATTCGGCCGGCCAAACCGGTTGACGCCCCCGGCAATTTCCAGTCGCCGCGCCACTGAAGCCGGCGCCCGATGCGTTTCTCTCACGACTTGAATCATCGAGCCCCATTCCGGCCACTGACGTAGCTCAGGCCGTCGGGCCCAAGCGCTTTCCATCGAATTGCCATCAACTGCCCGTACGCACGACGCAGCGCCTAGTGACAACGCGACACCAGTAGCACAAGCACTCTTGCCTGGGACGTTGTTGGAGGAGAGCCCGCGCCTCGCGGGCCAATGTTGCGGTGCTGTAGCTCAGGTCGTTCCGCGCCTCGCAGAATGATTTCGCAATCAATGCGGACGCGGGCGACCTGAGGCTTTTTCCTTTACAGCGTTATGCCCGAGCACATCCGGGCGCGATAGGTTCGAGTGAACGTGATGATCAGTATCCGGAGGGCCGAGCCAGGCCGTCGATGTATGCTCCGCTGCGCGGAGAATCGTTCCAAACCTGAAACCCGGTGTCGAAGTAAAAAATGAACGCGGCGGAAACGCCTCCCGAGCTCCCGTAAATCGGGAACACGGTTTGCCCACCGATCTCGAAGAAGTCGATGTCCTTCATCACCGCGCGGCCCCAATGCGACAGGTCGAGGAAATCGACGCGCGTCTGATCGGCGTTGATCGAGGACTTGATGGGTACGCCCGACATGGTCTTGCGTCCGGAAAAGAGCAAGTCCAAATCGTTCGCGCGCCCGCCTGCTCCTTCCTTGATCACCTGGCTGATGGTGATGCCCAGATTTTCCCAGGCGTGCTCCTGCTCGACCGAGGTGTAGGCCACCAGCTGCCCCAGTTGCCCGATGCCCAGCGCCTTGCGCACTTTGTTGATTGCCAGACGAACGTAGCTGGGTACCAGCGCCGAATTCGCGGCGTTGACGCGCGGCGTCGCCAGCTGTTGCGGATAGGTCGCGCGATTCAGATTGAGCCACGTGCCGGTGGCAGCGTTATTCTGGTGATACTTCACGCCGTAAAGCGAGACCGGCTGCGCGCCTGAAAGCCCGTCGTGCACGATTACGTCGGTGGCAATGGTCCCGGCCGGCAGCGCGTCCACGGTGATGGTCTGCGCACTGATGGGATCGGCCGCTACCACGTTGCACGAGCCGCGGTTGGTGGTGAGCGTGGTGTCGTACACCTGAATGGTTTGGCCCACGTAAACCAGAGCGGCGCCGCTCGGCACCGTCATCGTGATCGTGTTGCCGCTCACGCCGCCCGTGGCAATCGTGCCCAGCACGCCGTTCCCGCCCGTCTGAATCAGCTTGTCCAGGAACGAGCGAAACTGCTTCATGCCGTTGGCCACCTCGCGCTTGACGGCGTTTTCGATGGCCTTCTCGCGCGCGTTGCTGGCGTACTCGATGAGCTTCGAGATCTCCACCGCAAAACGGAAGAAAATCGGCGACACCTGCGCCACGTCGTACGTGGTGCCCGAGCCGCGTCCCAGATCGCCCCCATCGGCGTTGTACGATCCCGCCTTGCCCCCCGGCACGAGCTGCAAAGGCAGCCGCATGTTGCGCGAGCTGACTTTTTCGACGTCTCCGCGCTGCTGGATCATCGTCAGCAGCACATCGTCCCGCTCGTACAGCAGCGGCACCTTGTCGCGAACTTTTTCAAGTTGCAGCGCGATGGTCTGCGCATTCTGCATTTGAGCCATATGATTCTCCCTCCCCTTGGCCGCAGTAGCGGCATACAAAATTAGCCGCAGCAAGCGGCTTTTATAAACTTACCCGCCAAACCGGTTTACGGAATTGACCGCAGAAGCCGCATAAAGACCCAGCCGCCGTAGGTCAGTTTTTGAAACTGGTGGCACCACGCACCGCAACGGACGCCTTGCGTTAAACAGTGCCAAAAAAAGAGCCACGATCTGGCTCCTGAAAGGACTTACCGTTGTCATTCTGAGCGGCGGGTGCGGGCTCTAACTGGAGCCGGCTTAATAAAGCGAAGAATCTCTCTTTCTTTTCTCGCACAGCGGCCAATGTCCGCGCGCTACATCCCGACCTTGTAACTCAAGTATTCCCGCGGCTTGCGCGAGACCCGAGGCTGTTTCCGAAACGCTCACGCACGCCGCAAACGTGACGACGTCCTTAATCGTGTTCGTCGGTTTTTCGCTCGTTACATCCCGAGGATCTCTTCGTCGCTCAACCGCCGATAATCGAGATCCCGCGAGCGCGGCATGTTCCCTGCTACCGGTTCCGGCAAGCGCCCTCCGGTAATATCGCGCCGCGAAGCCGCCGCATCGATCCGCGCCGTTTTGGCGCGATCGGATGCCAGCACCGAGGAAGTCCACTCGGCCACCACCCGCCGCGCCACTTCCGGAAGCACTGCGCGCGCGCGGCCCGAAACCAGCGCCACTACCTGTTGCCGCGCGCTTGCATCGAAGCGCCAGTCGCGCAGCGTGTCGCCCACCCGCCGCGATAGCTCGCGATCTCCCGACAGCGCTGCGTGCACCTCGCGGAAAATATCTTCGCCGATGCGCCGCCGCGCGCCCGCGGCGACTCCATCGGGCAGCGCCGAAGTCAGCGAGCGGTCAATGGCCTCGTGCATCTTGCGCGCGACGTCGTCATTGGTCGCCGCCTCAAACGTCCGGTAGGCCTCGGCAGGAAACGCACCGTGCGCGCCCGCAGCATTACTGGAGTCGTTGCCCGCCCCCGGTAATGAATTGTGGCCCGCATCGCGCCCCGAATTGTGGCCTGAATTATAAGACGTACTGTTCTCAGCGCCGTTTGCTACGCCGCCCGCACGCCCCTCAATCGATGAATGCGTACCATTGACGCCGCCGTTGACCGGCCGCGCCACCTGCGAAACACTTTTGCCCCCACCCTGTCGCGCTTCCGCAGCCGGCGCCCCCAGTTGCTTGGCAAGTTCCGCCAGCCCCTCCGGATCGCGCGCCGCCAGCGTGCGCGCGCTCGCCGCCAGCATCTCGCGAAACGCCGCGGGATCGCTAGCGTAGAGCCGCTCCGCCAGTCCTGCACGCGCGCTCGAATCGGTGCTGAAGTAAGCCGCATCGAGTGCCGCCACATCCTTGGCCGCCGCCTGCCAGCGGCGCGCCTCCGCTGCAGCCGCAGGCTGCGCATCAAGCGCCGCCAGCCACGCCGGCTCGCTTGTCGCGTCGCCGGCTCGCTCAGCAGATGCGGCGCCCTCCGGCTCCTCATCTGTCGAACTGTCACTACGCGCCGAAGAGTCCGTCACGTCACGCAACGCTTCCTCAGCCGCATCCGCAGCCGCTGTCGCCGAGGACGACACCGCGTCCGCCGTCTCCGTGAGCGCTCCGCGTTCTGCCGCACCCCCCGTCCTGCCGTCGATCATGCGCCGCGCCCAGTCGCCGACCGCATCTGTCGCCGCGCGCCTTGCAGCTCGCGCCGTGTCGCTGCTCGCATCCGTCGCCGCGCGCCCTACGGCGCGCGCCGTTCCGTTGCTCGCCTCGCCGGACTCATTCTCCGGCGCCAATTCCATATCCAAAATCTGTTCGTCAGTAAGCGTCGCCGTCGCGACGCGGCCGCTGCCGGCGCTGCCATCTCCCTGCTGCATATTGCAATCGCCTCCTGACCCCACGGGCCTAATTCTTCCGGCGCTATGGTCCTGTAGCTCGGGTCGTCGCCGCCGGCGCGGTAAGCACCGCTAAATAAATCAGTGCCGGGCGACCCGAGGCCTTTTCCGTTCGCTCTGGAAATTTGCCCGGTGCGGCTCCCCTACTTCTTCGCCGGTGCCGCCGGCGCTGCCATCGCCGTTGCCAGCGCCTGCCTGTGTGCAAGGGCCAGAGCATGCTCGCCGGCGTGCGCGCGCACATTCGCAAATCCCGCAGGATTCTGCGCCCGCGCGATTTGCCCCGCGTCGGAGCTCGCCCAGCGCCGGCACTCCTCGAACTCGGTCGCGTGATCGTCGAGCAATTCATCCACCGCCACCGTCGAGATCAGGTGCACCTCGCCTCCACTCGTGGCCGCATCCGTGCCGGAATCGCTGGCCCCGGCATCCTGATTCAACGTGCTCGCCGCTTCCGGAGTAGTTGCGGCGTCGCTCATGTCTGCGCGTCCACTCTCCCGCGCCTCGCGCCTCGCCACCGGAACCACCATCGGTCCCGCAGCCAGCAATTGCTGAATCTCGCGCAGTTGCTTGGTGCGCGCATCTTCACCGGGCACCACCAGTTCGCCCAGGCCGATGAGCGACTTGATGAATCCCAGGTTTGCCGGCTCGCGCAATGCCGCTTGAATCGTCGGATCGGCGCTGGTCATCAGTTGTTGCAGCACCGCGCGCTGCTGCGATTTCAATCGCGGAAACGTTTCATCCGATTCCGGATGCGCCTGGATATTGCCCTTCAAATCCGCCAGGCGAATGAATTTCGCCTCGAACTGCCCGCCCGCGCCGAGAAATGGAATCTCCACATCATTCGGCCGGTTCTTGCGGAAGCAATCCACCGACAGCAGCATCACGTCGCCGTAAAAATGTTTCAGCCGCCGCCACACCAGCCCCAGCCTGCCGAGCGCCTGGTCGCGCGCCATGGCGTAGCCGCTGGCCGTCTTGACGTTTTCCATTTCGCCGCCGAACACGGCAGGAAACAGCCCGGTCAGAAATTGCGCGATGGGACCGATCAAATCCTGCTGATGCCGCAGCATGTCGGGAGGCACTTGCGCCGGCGCCGGCTGGAAAAATCCGTCCGCGAGCGACATGCCCGGCCGCGCGCGCGCCGGATAGTGCGCCGCGGGTTCGGCCGTCTGGCTTTGCAGCGCGTCGAAATCGAGCACCTGCGGGTCCGCATAAATCGGCGGGATGCCGTACTCGTATGTCTCCGCCTGAATATTCGACAGCGTGTTGTAGCGCTCCTGCACTTCGATCAGCGATTCGCCCACGCTCGGACGATTCTGTCCGTCGCCGGGCAGCGCATGCATCACGCGCCAGCAATCGTCCATCGATTCGTTGCGCGATTCGCAATAGGTGTCGCCCGCAAATCCCGCGTAGCATCCGTCGGGAAACAGGCCGAGCAGCGCGTCGCGCACCGCCGCGTCCTCGATGGCGTAAAACGCCCATGGCCGTATCCAGGTGCGCGAAAATGTCACCAGGTTGAACAGCGCGTCGCCCGCCTGTCCGGAAGACATGCCCTGCGCCACCGCCACGCGCGTCGCGCGCGCGTAAATGTCGTCGGCCGACGCCGCTCCGCCCATTTGAATTTTGTCTGCGACGTGCGGGTACGCCGCCTTCAATTTCGCGCGGTGCACCTCGAGCTGCCACTGCAAGTACGGAAATTCGTGCTGCTCGTTGGCCCATACCGGCGTGTTCAGCTCGAGCCCGCCGATAATCGAGATCACTTCCTGCCCGTTCGGAACGCGCCGCGTTCCGATACTCAGTGGCACTGGCACCAGTGGCGCCGCGTTGAACTCCGCATCGCCAAGCGCCGTGCCGCAGCCGGGGCAAATCGCGCCGGCGAGAAACGCCGGCGAGTCTTGTTGGCCGCTTACCGCGTAACGTTGTTGATCGCCGCTTACCGTGGCGCTCTCCTGGCCGCTTACCGCGTCATCGCGCACGTCGCTCCCAGCGCCGTCTGCCGCGTCGTCCGCATCGTCCGCGCTCGCGCCGCCCGCAATCTCGGTCTCCTCGCCACATTGCGAGCACACATACGCGTCGCGCCCCAGCCGTACCCAGCGCTCTTCGAGCACCAGCTCATCGCGCCACCCAAACCGCTGCCCATCGGCCACGTAGCGCACGTAGCCGCCGATCTTCCCATCGGTCCACAAATAAAATCCCAGGCCCGTCAGCAATTGCTCGGCGTGATTGTTCTGCTCGATCAGCTTCGCCACCTCAGAGCCCGCCTTCGCCGTGGTGATGTCCGCCTCGGAAAGCGTTGACTGCGGATAGAACCGCGTCGCCGGCACGTCCTGGCTGATCACCGAGACGAACGAAAGCCCAAACGCCTGGTACAAATTCGTCACGAACTGGTAGCGCGGCATGTCTTCGAGCGCCGACGCGTCGTGAATCTTCGCTTCGGTCGGCAGATGCCAGCTCATGTCTTGCGGATTCCACCAGGCATATTGCAATCCCTGCCAGAACAGGCGCGCCTGCCGTATCCGACGAATTTCATGCCGCCGCGCAGCGAGTCCTTCCGTGCGGTACTGCACCACCAGCTCGCGCAGTGCGTTCACCAGTTGCGGCGCCACGTCCGCCAGCCGCTCGTTGTTCGAGCCGAGATCCTGCGGCAGAGGCACGCCACCCGCCGATTGCGCCGCCGCTTCGGCGGCATTTCCGTCAGCTTCAACGGTGCCACCGCGCTCAGCAACCTTCAGCATCTTGATGCCGTTGCCGGAAGCGCCGCCAGCCGCATTTTTGCCAGCGCCGCTCACCGCGGCATCTCCAGCTGCGCCGCTTACTGCGGCGCCGCCATTCGCGAACATCGTCATGTTGTCAGGCATCGTCACGTTGGTCGCCATCCTATCGTCCGCTTCGTCTTAGGAATTCACGCGTTCATCGCGCGCGGACTTGAGCCTCTCCACTTTCATAAATTCAGGCGCTGTCATTCTGAGAGGATGTGACTTTATTGTGATATGACGATTTTTTCGCATCTAAGCCCGTTGTTTTCAGCGTCGCTTTTTGCGAGAAATCAAAAAAGTCACAGCCTCTGAGCGAAGCGAAGAATCTCTCATTCTTCCGCCTCGCATGCCGCCGCACGCACCGCGTACGTCCACCGCTACGCCCTCCGTGCCCGCTCCGCGGCGCGCGCCTCGCGCGCAACCTCGATCTCCCGCTGCGTCGCAATCTGAGGCCACGACCGCCGCCGCACCGCCGGCACGCTAGCCGGATGCATCGGCGGCGTCTCGATAGGAGGCACCCCCGCCGTACCGAGCACCGAATTCAGCAGCGCGCGATTCTCCACGCGCAGCCTCTCGATCTCCGCGCGCTCCCGGGCGACTTCCTCGCACTCCCGCGCCACTTCCGCGCGCGCGTGCGCAACTTCATCGCGCGATCGCGCGACTTCGTCCTCGAGCAGCCGCACGTACCCGCCGCGCAACGCGCGGCGCACCCGCGTGCACCACTCCGCTATCGTTTTCACCGTAATTTCCTGATTACAACACGTTAAGAATGTGGATCACGGCGAGGAATCAAGTCTAATCCACCGACGCCGTGAGCCAGGAAACCAAAGCGCCCGTCCCGCTCGAATACGATTGGGAGCGCGTGACAAGACACATCTCCCTCAAGCTCCCAACAAGTAGTCTGCTCCTACCAACGGTGCGGCACCGGCACCGACCGCGAAGCCCGCCGCTCCTCGGCCATAAACTTCTGCATCCAGATCGCGCGCGAAGTTGCATCCACCGCGGTGATGCGCTCAGCCACTCGGCGTTCCGCGGGAGCGCGTCCCGGCGCGAGCCGCGTCTTGAGCCCATACCGCGCGCTGTCCGCGGGATCGTCGCCACTCGACTTCAGCACATCCTCGACATTTGCCGGATCGCGCGTCAGCGTCGGCAAGCACTCGATCAGCCGCGCGCACGAATCCGCGATTACCCACTGCTCCTGCTCCAGCATCTGGTACAAAAACATCCAGCCGCCCACGCGATCGTCGTCCGCGGGAGCCGGCCGCGGCAGGCCGTTTTGCGCCAACACATCTCCGAGTTGTTCCGCGATCGTCGATTCCGACGAGCGCCGCGCGTACGCGTCGGGCGAAAGATAAACCTCCGCGATGCGCTCGAACCGCCCCTCCGCGTCGAGCGAACGCTCCGCAATCGCCTGCCCCAGCATGCGCGGAGACAAATGATTGGCCACGAATTCGCGATACGTCAGCACCGCCCCGTCGGGACGCGCCGCGTGCCAGTACACCGCGCTCGGATGCTCGAAGCCCCAGTCCACCGAGATCCACCGCGGCCACCACGTCTCGATTCCCAGCCGCTCGGCGCGCGCGGTATGCCGGCGCACGTCGAACAAATCAAAATATTGCCCCGCGAAAACGTTCCAGTCGCCCACCAGAAACGCCTGGCGCAGATGGCGCGGCAGCGCGTCGAGCGTCTTCAAATAATCGGCGTCATCCTTGTAGAGCGGATTATCCGCCAGCGTCGCGCGAATGAACGCGTAGTCCTCCGGATCGTATTGCCCCGGCCGGTCCATCCCCGGAGCGGGCCGCTTGTCCACCCACAGCGCCTTTACCCAGGCGTGCCCGATGTTTCCGGGGTTGGTTGCGCCGGCCATATTCGGCTGCACATCCGCATGCGTGCAGCGATTGCGGCTGGTTAGAAATTGCCACTGCCCCAGCGTGAAAAGCGTCAGCTCGTCGATGCCGATAAAAGTAAACTCGGCGCCCTGGTACTGGTAAATATCCGACTCGCTCGCCGAGTAGCCGAACCGCGTGGTCGACCCGTTCAGCCAGGTGACCACGTGCTTGCTGTCGTTGTAGCTCGCATACATCTCGCGCGGCACGTCGCGCCGGAAATAACTCAGCAGCGAAGTCTCGAGCTCCGGAAACGTGCGCCGCAGCAGCAGCGTATCGATCCGCGCGTGGTCGTGGGCCTGGCGAATCGCCTCCCACAATAGCGCCTTGGTTTTTCCGGGACCCGCCGCGCCTCCAAACAGCCGATACTTCGCGGTCGATTCGTGAAATTCCTTCTGCCGCGGAAACGCCGTATAAACGTCCGAGATCCGCAGCTTACGCAGCGGCTCCGGCTTCCCGCCGCGGGCGACACTCGCGGCCGCGCCAGCGGCGCGATTCGTTGCGCGGATATTTTTCTTTTTGCTCGCCACGTAGCCTCGTTGCCCGCCGCGCCCCGCTTAATCAGGATTGCCGCAGCTTGTATCCCGTCGCGAGCGCCGCGATCCCGGCCACAAAACAGACGCCGATAGCGTAGTGATGCACGCTCAGAATAACTCCCGCCACCACCGCTGCCGCTCCGCCCAATTCTACGATTTGCGCGATCTTCACCATTTGCGCAGACAAAGTCATCCTCGTCCTCCCAATTCTCTAAGACGATTTGTAAATCTTGATGGAAACGTTCAGACGGCCCACATATACGCAGTGCGTGTCCGAAGCGCGTGGTGTTGGGTTCATCCAAATCGCCGGGCTTGTAGCACAGGCATTCGTGCCTGTGCGCTTTACGCGGGTCGTGAATCTGTTAATACGCACGCCACGTAAGCGGTTCGGACGAAGTTTCTAGCGCGGTTCGCGCACAGGCCCGGGCATGTCCCAGATGATTTGCAGCGCCGGTGCGGCTTCGCCGCCCGCCGGCGCAAACTCGCCCAGCGCGTAGTGCACCAGCGTCTCCCACACGCGTGCCTTCACCGTCGCGCTTTTCGATTGCAGCAGTTCCTGCCCGATGGTGACCATGTTGCTCTTCGCGAAAACAGCCTTCGCCAACCCACGATGGTTGCGCGGAGCCCGCCGTTTCGCCGGCTTCCTCGCGCCCGCTCCCAATCGGGAAGCCGCTCGCAAAGCCAAGCACGAAGCTTCGCTCGCTGTTTTCACCTTAGTTGTTTTCGCCCCAGCCGCTTTCGCCCCCACTGTTTTCGCCGCGCGCACCTTCACGTTACGTGCGGATGCGTCGCGCACTTCCGGTGGAGGTGCGCCCAAATCGGCGGCCTTGGTAGCACAACTCTTGCCTGCGCGCTTTTCTCCGGCCGTCATCGTTGATTTTTTCGGAGACATCGAAATCAGCTAACTTCGCCGTCAATCCCGCCCAAATCCGTGCACGCCGTCGTCATCCTGCACCCTAGCCCCATCCGCACATCACACCAGCAGCTTTGCCGTGAACCCCGCGCCCGCTCCCACCGTCGAGCTATTCACTTTAAGGCGCAGAAAACTAGCCTGCACCCCGGTGACCGTGCGTGCCTCGCCCGCGGCATTGGTGCTCGCGTCGATGTCCTTGTACTCGGCGTCCACGTCGGCCATGGCCGCTTGCAGACTCACATTGATGGCCGTAGGAGCGGTCCCGAAAAGTGTCTGCCAGCGCACCGCCCGCGACTGGTCGGGAATCCCCGCCGGATGCGGCAACGCGAATTGCGCCCCGGCAGCGGCGGCGGGCACCGCTTCATTGTTGAACGAATACCCCACATCGCCAGGTGAAAGCGCCAGCGGTGGCACCGCACTCGAATAGCTAGGCATGTCAGCATCTCCTCGCACGCCGTAGGCGCGCCGAAATATTGCCAGCGCCAGTGGCGCATAATTAATTTGAATTCGGAAGCGAACGGAACGACCGCGGCAGGAAGCGTCTCAACCGAGACGCCTAAAAACAAAAAGCCCGGAAGTTTTCTCCGGGCGCCGGACGTAACTTTCTACCAACCCAGTATACCACCCGAGTCAAACCAAGAATCAAAGCCGAGTCAAAGTTCAACGTCGCGCGCGCCTTTGGTAGCGCAGGCACTCATGCTGTTCAGTCTCATGACATCCTTTACACCGTGTTATCAGGACATCCTTTACACTCGCGCGCGAGTGGAGCGCGAGGGCGCTGGGCATAACCGGCCCTCGAAAG